AACTCAGCAGCACACACAGCACCGTCCTTGTCAATGATGGCTTGGGTTGGAGTCTGTCCAATAGGGGAGGAGAGAGCAAGCAATAGAAGCATCGTTTTCATGTGTTCATTATACCAAAGGCTATGGCATATGTCAACGCCTATTATTCAAATATTATTAGATTGTCCTAAGTGCTTATGTCATAAAGACTTAGGGAAAATTACGCGTTTGTGGGACTCCTGAGGTACGGGTCGCCACCTATAGATACTCATACATATATAATTAGACAAATTTAAAAAAAATTCTAAAAAATTTTGACCTATTCTAAACTGCTCTAATTTACTTCTAGGCCCCAAAAAAAAATCGAAAAAAATTTTGAAGGGACTCATACCTTTATAAAAAAATTTGGTTTGAAAAACTCCGAGTAGTCTACATACAGTAAAGGACATCTTGAATAAAAAAAACAAAAGATACAACAACAAAGGACCTAGATACTTTGAGAAGTTAGGACACATTAAAAAGAAGTTGCGTAACTTCTTCCTATTCGAATCAAAAAGAAAACACGGAAAGAGGTTTAATAATGAACGCAAGTAGAATTAGAGCTAGAGCAGAAGGTAAGTTGGCAAGAGCTAAGAAGGGACACGCTAGAAGGCTTCGTAGGAAGCTAGGTGAGGTCGTTGAAGCCCCTGTGGTAGTAGAAGCCCCTGCAACAGAAAGGGTTGCTAGAAAGGCAGTTAGAAAGACCGTAAGGAAGGCTAAATAATTGAGTCCTGAAGAGAAGATGGTTGAGGCAGAACAGCTTATGCTGTCAGGGGTATCACTTGCTCATACGGGTGCTGTGGAACTTATCGTTGAGAATGCGGGTCTTAAAGAATATATTAAGAATCACGAATTCGAATCTGCTAAACTGGACCTAATCTTTAACCCTGGGCAAGAGAATGCGGGTTGGGGTGATTGTTACTACTACAAGAATGATGAGCCTTCTACGTTAAGTAATGAGGTTGTTGTTTGTGGTGGTAGAAGCGGAATTATCAACGCAAAAAAAGAACGGTTCGTAATTGATTGGAATAATCTGATCTTTACTCAGGGTCCTTACGCTACGGGTTGGGGAGCTAGTATCGGTAAGGTGGTTGGAAAGATTGACAATTGCACCTTTTCAAACTTAGGTAATACTAGGATGACCTTATCTGAGTCGCCCCGAGATGGTCATAATATTTATGCCAAGCCCGATGGGCAGATCTCATGTACTGGGAACAAGTTCTTATCGTGCGGGGGCAATACTCAATTTGCTGCTAGACCTTGGGAACAGGTGATGCCTAATAAGATCAGTGTGGTTCTGAAGAAGAACTTTTGGAGTGATTGCTCTTGGAACCCCGTAGGTCATGGTGGAGGAGGAAGCTTCAATATTGCTGCCTATTGCAATACTGAGGAAGGGACTGATATCGTTGTAGAGGATTGTATCTTCCATAATGCCATCCCGTACCCAGGACTACACATCACTAAGAGTGAACCTTCTGCCAGGGGTGTTATAGCTCTTTGGAATGAGGCTTGGTATCCTCCAAAGAAAGCAACGGATAAGGGCTTTGAGCCTGATGCCAAATATTACTTCAAGTCACTAAAGTTCAATAACAATGTTATTAGAACTACTGAGCCAGATAGAACTCCTATCTCAATCAAAGGGTGTAAGGACATTGAGATTAAAAATCTGAAGGTAGATTACATTGACTATGACGGTAAGGGAAAGCATTTCATTAAGATTGATGAAGATCCCGATAATCCCAACAAGGCTACTAGGATTAGGATTGACCCTATTGACGCAGATGGTACGATGCTCTTCGGAGGTTGGGTCGTACAGCTAAGAGATGGGTTAGTTTGGGACGCTAAAGAATAACAAAACCAACGGCAGGGGAGGCTCCTTACGTCTTTCTGCGGTGGGACTTCGTTACCGCTCCCCACTAGTAAAATAGTGGGGAGTTTTCTTATATATTAGTCTATAATCTCGATTGGAAGGTCATTTTTTGCAATAAAAGCCTCTCGATTCTTGTGCCAAGAGTCTCTTCCCACTAATTCCCCTCTAGAATTGTGGAAAATCTTAATATCCATCACTTTGTTAGTGAAACCTTTAAGAAATGCTTGAGAAGTGTAGTGGATATCGTAAAAATCCCACTCGCCTTCGAAGTAATCAGGCTTGTCTAGTCCCACAGCGTCGATAACTGCTCGTTTTGCAGCGAGGAAGAGCCCATCTAGCACTACTACGTCTCCTGGAGGGCCATAAGGAGTGGTATACTCCTTTCCTTTTGGGTCTATATGCGTTACTACCCCTCTGTGCTTGGCTTGTTGCCAACGTTCTTGGTCCCACCACACTGCGTCTGGTCCTAAGGACATAGTTCCCGCTGCTCCGACGAATCCAACCTCTGGTGAGGAGAAGGAATTACGGAGTTTCTCAACAAACTCAGCAGGATTTTCCCTAATTTCAATGTCATCATGACAGAAAATAACAATATCTTCCTTTTCGGGGTTGATTTTCTCAAAAGCACCTTGATAGGCAGAGAATATTGATTTAGCTCCAGATAACATGAATATTTTGATGTTAGCAGAGCATAAAAAAGTAAGTAATTTATCTGTTGTGGATGTTACCTTGTTTCTATCTCTAGTACATATAATAGCGTAGATGTTCATATACTATAATAAAGCGAACAAAGACTACTTTTATGGAAAATAATAAATTATTACAAGAGTTTAAGAGATGCTCCACTGATCCTGATCATTTTATCTCTAATTATATCAAAGTTACCCACCCCGTTCGGGGGTTAGTCCCATTTAAGTTGTACCCATTCCAAGAGCGCATTCTGTCTGATCTGGAGGAACACCGGTTCAACATTTTGCGTAAGTTCCGTCAGGCTGGTTGTACTACCATTGCAGCAGCTTACTCGCTATGGATGGTAATCTTCCAAAAGCACAAACAGGTTGTTATCCTGTCTAAAGGTGATGCGGAGTCCACTGAAGTTCTTGACAGAATTAAATTAATGTATGATGAGCTTCCTGAGTTCTTAAAACCAGGAATCCAAGAGGATAACAAGCATACTTTAAAGCTAAAGACGGGCTCTACTATTAAGTCTCGTCCATCGGGCAAGCAGTCGGGAAGATCCTTAGCAGGATCGCTTCTGATTATTGATGAAGCTGCTTTCATTGAGAATATTGATTCCATCTGGGCTGCTGTATTCCCTATTATCTCCACAGGAGGACGAGCTTTCGTGCTTTCTACCGTTAATGGCATTGGTAACTGGTATCATGAGGTTTACCAAAAAGCTATAACAGGTGACAATACATTTAATCCAATCGACATCCGCTGGCAAGAGCATCCAGAGTACGCTTACAATGAAGACTATGCTCCTCTTTATGAGGAGATGGCGGAGAGGGGTCTAGACATTCATAATTGGGAAGCTAACACTAGAGCTAACCTGCCGATGAAGCAATGGTTGCAAGAGTTTGAATGTTCCTTCCTCGGCACAGGAGACACTTTTATTGAAGGTGGGACTCTGAAAGAAATTTCATCCCAAACGAGTGAAGAATATTTCACCAAGTATAACAATAGAATGCGTGTTTGGCAAGAGCCTTTGCCTCAATATTCTTATTTAATTTCATGTGATACTTCCTTGGGAAGAGATCGAGATTACTCAGCATTTCATGTGATTAACATGTACAACGGACAACAAGTTGCTGAATTTTATTCTAATAGAACCCCTATTAATGATTTTGCTCAAGTTTTATTTAATGAAGGTATGCTATATAACGTAGCTCATATTATTTGTGAGCGAAATACTATTGGAAATAACTTAATTGACTGGCTCTATAATATATATGAGTACGAAAACTTGTGGGCTGATGATAAATATGAGATCGGTTTTCAGGTGACTGCTAAAAATAGAGAAAGTATACTAGCTGAACTAGAAGAGGCAATACGAACCGATTTAATTAAAATTAATTCAACTCGAACTTGTGACGAATTGATGACCTTTATTATTAGTGATAGTGGTAAGGTACAAGCTGAGAAGAATCATCATGATGATCTCGTTATCAGTCTTGCTCTTGCTGTTCATGCTTATAAGAATTTATTAGATACGACTCCTGTAGAGTTTGTATCCAATATGGAAAAACAAAACACTCCTGCAATGCCAAGTAAAAGCTATAAGCATAGAATAACTACTTCGCATGGTCAGATGACTGAGGAAGATTACACATGGCTGATGAAATAAAAGACGAACTGAATGAGAGCGGGTATACTACTTTTGGGGGAACTCAGAATAGAGCAGGAGGAGTTTATACCCCCACGGGTCCGATAGGCCGCTTTTTTGCCAAGTTCTTCGCTACCAAGGCTCAAGTACCAGCACAAAAAGCAATTGACCAAGGAAAGGTAACTCCTGAGCAAGGTGACACGGTTGTTAGTACTGAGGTTATTAAGGACCAGTTAATTGATGGTGGTCCCGCTATGGGCGGCATCCAACGGAACCCAATCCTTCCTCAGCTAGAACTCAACAGAAGAAGAAGGTATAAGGAGTACGAGGAGATGGATGAATATCCTGAAATTGGTGCTGCATTTGATATTTATGCCGATGATGCCACTCAAAAAGGCTCTCGCTCTGAGAGATGGACCATTAAGTCTGAAAGTGACCTTGTTGTTGATGAGGTTACTAGATTATTTGAGCAAGTTAAGCTTCATAAGTTCCTTTGGGATATTGCTAGGAATACTGTCAAGTATGGTGATTGTTTTACTGAGTTAATTATTGATGTAGACAAGCCCAAAGAGGGTATCAAGAAAATTAAGATTCTAAATCCTAACTGGATCCTAAGGGTGGAGACTGAATATGGTTATCTTAAGAAGTTTCTACAAGAGATCCCAAACTTGGAGACTATGCAGTACGCTGAGGTTGGGCAGTCTGAGTTAGCTCGTCCGCTTAAGTATATTGAACTTGATAAGAATCAAATCGTTCACTATCGTCTCCATACCTCAGATCCTATCTTTTATCCCTATGGTAAATCAATTGCAGCACTTTGCCATCGTGTTTTCCGCTCTCTTAAGATGATGGAAGACGCGATGATGATTTATAGACTATCCCGCGCTCCTGAAAGACGTATTTTTTATGTTGATACGGGAAATCTTCCTACAAGTAAGTCTGAAATGTTCATGGAGCGTTTGAAGCAGAAGTTCAAAAAGGAAAAGTTCTATAACTCTGGTAAGGGCACGGTAGACGCTCGTTACAACCCTATGTCAATGGATGAAGACTTCTTCATTCCTACTAAGAACGGAAAAGGCACTAAAATTGATACTCTACCTGGAGCGACAAACTTAGGAGAGATTGAGGACGTTCGGTATTACAGAGACAAGCT